GAGATCCCCGTCATCACGACGCAGACGCACTGGGCGTGGAACGAAGTCCGCGCCGCGCTCGATGACCTGCGCGTGGGGATCTTCGACCGACCTGCGCAGCTCGCCGAGGCGATCCTATGGGATGGTCGCGTGCAGGCTGCGATGGGTTCGCGCACCGGCGGCCTGCTTGGTCGCCCCGTGAAGATCGAGCCTGCAGACAACGCGCGCGTGCGTGGGTCACGCGCAGCGCAAGAGGTCGCCGACGCGTGGCAGGACGTGTGGCCGGTCATCGCGCGTGAGTCCGCGATGGCGCAGCTCCACCGCTGGGGCGTGATGCTGTTCGGCCTCGCGCAGCTCACCTGGGACACGAGCGTGACGCCGTGGGTGCCGCATCTGGTGCCGTTTCACCCGCGGTACACGTACTATCAATTTGTTTTCCGCAAGCTGATCGCGATCACGCTCGACGGTCAGATGCCCGTGACGCCGGGCGATGGACACTGGGTCCTGCACGCGCCGTACGGCGAGCATCGAGGCTGGATGAGCGCGGCGATGCCTGCACTCGCGCAGCCGTGGATTCAACGCAACTTCGCCTACCGCGACGCGGCCCGCTACTGCGAGCGGCACGGGTTCCCGATGCTCCGCGCCAAGGTCCCTGCCGCAGCGGACCCTCGACAGATCGCGACGCTGCGGAACGCGCTGGTCAACATCGGCCAGGAGAGCGTGCTCGAGCTCCCGCAGGGGGTCGACGGCGCGAACGGCTACGACGTCGACTACCTCGAGCCGGGCAGCACGACGTGGGAAGTGTTCGGCGATGCGATCCGTCTGTGCGACGCTGACATCACGCTCGCGCTGCTCGGTCAGAATCTGACGACCGAAGTCAAAGAAGGCTCGTTCGCTGCGGCGCGCGTGCACGGTGATGTGCGGCAGGCGTTTATTGAGTTCGACAACCGGGCGATGAGCCAGACGATCTACACGCAGATCGCTCGCCCGTTCGCCGCGCTGAACTACGGTGATGCGGACCTCGCGCCGTGGACCTCGCGCGACATCATGCCGTACGAGGACAACGCGACCCTCGCGCAAACGTTCTCGTCGTTCGCCGCTGCGGTGTTGGCGTTGCGCAACGCGGGCGTGGAGCTGGGCGACCCCGAGGCGCTGGCGTGGCAGATGGGCGTGCGGCTGGGCGTGGCGAGGCCGAAGCAGACGGAGCCTACGCAGGTTGCCGCGAGCTCGCAGGGCGCGTCAGGGGGCGATAACCCCGGTGACGAGGCCGAGGAAGGCGACGAGGCCGGCGACGACGGAGAAGACGAGGACAGCGACGGCGACATCGGCGACGAGCTGCCGGAGGCCGTAGCGGGTGTGCGGGTGCATGCGGTGGAGGGTAGCCGTGCCGCTGCCGACATGGGCGCGCGCCCACGCGCCGAGGCTCCTGCCAAGTACAGCCACATCGACTTCTCCCCGCCCGCTGGCGTGCGCAAGGAAGCCCGCAAGGGCCTCGAATGGCGCAAGGAGTACGGGCGAGGCGGCACGGCCGTTGGTGTCGCGCGTGCGCGCGATCTTGCCAACGGTCGCGAGATCTCGCCGAGCACCGCGCGGCGCATGGCGAGCTACTTCGCGCGCCATGAGGTCGACAAGAAGGGCAAAGGCTGGTCACCCGGCGAAGACGGATTCCCGAGCGCAGGGCGCATCGCGTGGGCGCTCTGGGGCGGTGACGCGGGGCAGTCGTGGTCGAGCAAGCTCGTGAAGCAGATGGAGGCGGCCGATGACGAGTGACGATGCGGTGAGGCCGACCTCGGGCACGATGCCCCCGCCTGCGCGTGGTGGTCGCGTCTGGCGCAAGTCGTCGTCGACGCGTGAGCCGCTGCTCGTCGCAGCGTCGGCGCTCGACGTTGAGTACGAGGATCCTGCCGTGCACCGTGAGCCGAGCGGCGAGGCCGGCGTGATCGTCGTCGACATCCACGGGCCGTTGGAGCACCACGAGCATCCGTGTTTTGCGAGCTTTGAGAACATCACGCGCATCGTCTGCGCGGTGCTCGATCGCTCCGATGTCCGCGCCGTGGTGATGCGAATCGATTCCCCGGGCGGCGTAGCAAACGGGATGTCGCAAGCCTCCCAGGCGATACGCTCGCACGCTGACCGCGCGGGGAAACCTCTCTATGTCTACGTTGACGAGCAAGCCTGCTCGGCGGCCTACGGCATCGCGTGCGCGGCCGATGAGATCTGGGGGCCTCCGACCGCCGAGGTCGGAAGCGTCGGCGTCATCCTGCCCGTGTGCGACGTAACCGCAGCGAACGAGGCCGCGGGCGTGCGCGTTGACTTGATCACGACGGGCGCGCGCAAGGGCGACGGAGATCCGAACAAGCCGCTCACCGACGACGTGCGTGCGGCGCTGCAAGAGCGCGTGAACGCGATCGGCGAGGACTTTTTCGCCCTCGTGTCAGCACGGCGCGGGATGAGTGTCGACGAGGTGCGCGGGCTGGAGGCCGGTGTGTTCGTCGGCTCGGCTGCGGTGGACGCGGGCCTGATGGACGGTGTCGCGACGTTCGCGGAGTTCCTCGCGATCGTCAAAGCGAGTGTGACCGAACGCCCCGAGGCTGGGGCCGAGACAGGAGATCAGGAGATGGCAAAGACGTCGCGCCTTGCGTTGGTCAAGGCACATCAGGATGCGGAGGCCGTGCTCCGTGCTGCGACCACGCCGGACGCGATCGCCGCGGCGACGCTGACGCTCGCCGAGGCCGCGCGCGCGCTCGAGGGCGCGACCGTCAAGCCGGCGGCCGGTGCGCGGTACTACAAGGAGACGACCAAGATCGAGGAGCGCGTCGAGGACGACGGCGAAAAGGCCGAGGACGAGGACGACGACGAGCCCGAGAGCGAAGAAGCGCCCCCGTCGAGCAAGCCCGAGGGCGCGGTCGAGGACGCCGAGGACATGGACGGCGAGGACATGGACTCCGAGGAGGACATGGAGGACGAGGACAAGCCCAAGGAGAAGATGAAGAAGGCCAAGGGCAAGTCCGAGGAGAAGATGAAGAAGGGCGAGGACAAGCCCGACGGCGAGGACATGGACAGCGAGGATCGCGAGGTGCCGAAGAAGTACCCCGGCGCTCGCGCCTCGGTGCTCGGTCACGTCCGCGCGCTCACCGGCTCGAAGGACCGCGCCGTCATGCTCGGCAAGCTCGACGCGCTCGCCGAGAAGGCCGCGCGCTACGACGCGATCGTCGCGAAGCGCGCGCAGGCTGACCAGGGCAAGCGCGCCGCGCAGCTCATCGACGAGGCCATCCGCGCGGGCAAGGTCGGCCCGAAGAACGCCAAGTTGATCGACCAGCTCAAGGCCATGGAGCCGAAGCGCCTGAGCGCGTTCCTCGACAGCATGCCGGTCCTCGTGCGTCGCGAGGCCGTCGCCGCGGCCGTTGCGCCCGATGGCGGCGCGATGAAGGTCGACACGCTGTCGAAGCAGGCGCGCGAGGTCATCGCGGCCGTCGCTCGCACCACTGGCAAGTCGATCGAGCAAGCGACCGCGGAGTACGTGGACGCCTATTCCCGCGCCGCTGGGCGCTGACTCACACCGCAACCGGAGATAGACAATGACTGCTCTCAGCAAGGACTTCCTCAATACCAAGGTGGAGCCGGCGCAGGTCGTCCCGAACCTGTTCCCGAACGGCCTCCCCGTCGCTGCCAACACGAAGATCTACGCCAACTCGATCGTCGCGATGAACGCGTCGGGCTACGCGGTTCCCGCGTCGGCGACGGCGTCGCAGGTCGTGATCGGTCGTGCGATCAACAGCGCCGACAACACCGGCGGCGCCGCGGGCGCGCTGACGATCAACGTCGAGCAAGGCGCGTTCGATTTCGCGATGGCGAGCGGCGTCAACGCGCTCGTCGCGAGCGACGTCGGCAAGATTGTGTTCGCGCAGGACGACTGCACGATCAGCAAGGGCGACCAGGGCGGCACGCTGCCGATCGCTGGCGTGTTCCTCGGCCTCTACACCCCGGCGAACAACTCGACCACGCGCGCGATCGTCCAGTTCGGCCCGTCGATCCTCGCCGGCATGGTCGGCGCGGACGCGTACAAGAACTTCACCGCCCGCGCGGTCATCACCTCGCTCGCGGCCTACGTCGCAGCGTCGGGCGTACTCACCGCGTCGGCGAACGGAGCGATCGGCGCGCAGGACGGCGTCACGCTCGCCGTCGGCGACCTCGTGATCCTGCCCGCGTACACCGCTGGCGCTGCGACCATCGCGGCCTCGGACGTCGGCCCGTACGTCGTCACGGCCGTTGGCTCGGCCTCGGCCAAGTTCGTCCTGTCCCGCCCGTCGTGGTGGGCCTCGGGCGCGGCGATTCCCGTTGGCAAGGCGATCGACGTCGGCGGAGAGGGCACCGTGTGGAGCGGATCGCGTTGGAAGGCGCTTAGCGCCTCGGGCGCGGTCGACACGCTCGATCCGAAGCTCTACCCGGCCGTCGTCAAGGGGACTCAGGCCCTCACCGGAGGCGCGGCCACCGTGTCGAACCTGTTCATCTGGACGGCCGCTGTCGCGAGCTGCACGGACACCACCACCGCCGCTGCGGTCAAGGCCGTGCTCACCGCGGGCAACGGCAGCGGATCGATCGCGCTCACCGGCACCACGACCAACACCATCGGGTACGTGGTCACGAATTTCTGAGCCCTACGGCACGGAACTAGGAGACAAGGACAATGGCTATTCTTCCCGTGAACCCGACTGGGCTCGGCAATCCGAACCCGTATTTCCTTGGCTTGAACATGACGTTCAACGCCACGTTCGCCAGCATCGCCGAGCAGCTCTGGGCGTCGAAGCTCGCCTCGATGCTGCCGATGTCGAGCGAGGTCGAGGGCTTCGGCTGGACCGATCCCGCGAAGCGCGCGCGCGAGTGGGTCGGCGCTCGGCAGGCGGATCAGCCCGCGCCGCGCACCTACTACCTCACCGCGAAGCCCTACGAAAAGACGATGGAGGTGGATGCATTCCGCTTCAACGACGATTCGTTCGGCATCCTCTCGCGATCGGTTTCCGACGTCGCGACGATGCTCGCGAAAGAACCCGACTATCAGCTTCGCGATCTGCTGTTCAACCTCGGCAGCCAGCAGGGCGCGTATCAGGTCGGCCTCGACGGTCTGACGCACTGGAACGCGAACCACCCCGTGAACTTCTTTGACGCTGGCTTCGGCGTTTTCAACAACGACTACCGCGGTGCGACCGGCGTCGGCGGCATCGGTGGCCCGCTCGCCATGAATGCGTATGTCTCCGCGCGCTACGACATGATGCAGCGGAAGGGCGCGCACGGCGAGGTGCTTGGCATCCGCCCGAACGTCCTCGCGCACGGCCCCACGCTCGACGCGATCGCGCGCGAGCTGCTCAATGCGACGTTCCTCGGCTTGAAGTCGTTCTACGGTCAGACCGACAACGTCGGCGCGGCTGAGAACATGATGCGCGGCACCGTGGACAGCCTGATGATCCCCGACTTCGGATCGTCGCTCAACTGGCTGCTGCTCGACACGTCGCGCGGCAACATGCCGTTCACCGTCGGCACGCGCGAGATGGGCGTCTACGCGCAGCTCGTGTCGCCCACCGACCCGAACGTGTTCCAGTCGCACAAGTACCTGTTCGGCGGCTACAGCCGTTTCGTCGTGGGTTGGGGCCACCCGATCCTGTCGAGCATCAGCGGCCCCGTCGCCGGCGTCTGATCCGAGCACCCCGAGGATCCCACGCATATGGCCACCGCATTCGCCTCCCTCGCAGACGTTGCACTCGTCGGCCTTCCGTCGAGTGCGATCGGCACGCTGTCGCTCGCGCAACAGCAGGCATGCGTGGATTGGGCGAACGCGGATGCCGGTGCGCGTCTGGCCGGTCGCTACCCTGGGATCAACCAGGGCGGCGCCGGCTGGACGTGGGACTACTCGGTCACCGGCTACGTCGTCGCGCTCGCGCGCAAGCGCATGCTCGACGTGCGTGGCCGAGCGCCCTCGACGGCGAGCGCCGACAAGCTGATCGACGACCTCTATGCCGAGGCGATCGCGTGGTTCACCGGCGTGCAAACGCAGATGATCCATCCCGCGATCACTGGCGGCGAGCTCGCCGGCGCGACGTCGCAGGGGCCGGTCGTGAGCAGCTCGTCGACCTACTGGACGAACAGCGGACAGCGCGCCGCGAACCGGGGGATCTGATGCTTATGGGCGCAGGCGCAGACGTCGGCTCGCTGGAATCGATCATCGGTGCGCTTGACGGCCTGCGCGACCTCGTCCCCGAGATTGCGCTCGAGGCCAGCATCGAGATCTTTGAGACGACCGATTCGCTATTCGTGCTCGGCGCTGACCCGTACGGCGAGACGTGGGCACCGCTGGCCCCTGCAACGCTCGCCAAAGGCCGCACGCCGCCGCCCCTGACCGACACCGGGGCGATGCGCGAAAGTTTGCGTGTCGCGGTCACCGAGACGGCGATCGTGGCGTCGCTGGAGAACCCCGCGGGCTACCACCAGGACGGCACGAGGTACATGCCTGCGCGGCCCGTGCTCCCTGACTACGCCCGGGGCCTGCCCGATGCGTGGCGCGCGTCTATCACGGACGCCGGTCAGCGCGTTTTTGAGGCGAGGTGGGGCAAGTGAACATGCCGATGCTGTCGACGCGTCCTAGCGCCCTTGCAGGGCGCCGGATGGCCACGCCGTGCGGCTGCTCAGGAGTAACCCTATGGGCCTGATCACCGACGTCGTCACCGCCATCAGCGACGACGTGGTCGCCGGCCTCGCGTTGACCGGCGCGCTGCCGCTGACCGACGGCGCGATCCTGCTCGGCTCTGCGATGGTCGCGCAAACGAACGCCCCGCCGCGCGTGGTGTTCGAGCCTGTCAGCACGCGGTTCGGGCCTGCCGACCGCGCAGGTAGCGGTGCGCTCCCCGGGCCGTCGGGCATCTCGTCGGACCTCGCAGCGGCGCTGCTCACGCGCACGCTCGGCACCGCGTTCGTCAAATTCCGTGTTCATTGCTGGGCAATCGCCGACGTCACCCCGGGCGCGAATCACGTACCCGCGCAGGACATCGACGCATTGGAGGCGCTGCTCACGCAGGTGTGGCGCTCGTGCCTGCGGATCAACCCCGGCATCACTGTGCTCGACGGCGGCCTGTGGGCCAACAGCGCGCGCGGCGCGGATGCGCTCCTCGCGGTGTCGGGCTGGTACGCGATGTTCTACGTCGAGATCCCGCTGCCGATTACTGACTACTCGCTCGAATGGGCCAACACGACCGGCCCCGGCGATCCTCCTGTCGGCGTCGAGGTCGAGACGTACATCGCACCGGGCGACGGCGGCGCACCCGAGGCCGGGCCGGTGATTGTCGTGCCCTATGTCCCGCCGCCTCCCTGATGGTTCGGGGGCGATGAGCCCCGTCATGACCGGGCGACGAGCCCTCCACGCAACGAGGTCAACATGTCCACGACTGGCAACGTTCAGATCACGATCAACGACAACGGAGGGGCCACGAACATCATCGTCGCCGCTCCGAGCGTCATCGCCGTAGCGGGGACCTCGAGCATCGGGCAGGTCGATGTCCCGCTGTCGACTCGGTCGCTCGCGACCATCACGAGCTCGTTCGGCTACGGCCCGCTGTCCGAGCTGTGCGCGCTGCTGATCTCAGCGGGCGCGACGGTCATCGCCACCCGGGTCACGGCGGCCACCGCAGGCGCTGCCAGCGCGGTCACGCAGACCGGCACCGGCACCAGCGTCGTCACGCTCACCGGAGCGCCTTACGACACGTACTATGTCGTCGCGGAGGTCATCTCGGGCGGCACGATCGGCGTCGCCGGCATCACGTTCCAGATCTCGCTCGACGCTGGCCGCACGTACGGCCCGGTCATCGCGCTCGGGACTGCGTCGACCTACGCGATCCCGCAGACGAACATCACGCTCAATTTCGGCGCGGGCACGCTCGTCGCGGGCGACCTGATCGAGTTCGGCACGACCGAGCCGCTCCCGAACGTGGCCGGGCTGGAGTCCTGGCTCGATGCGATGCTCGCGAGTCCCTACGCCGCGTCCGGCTGGGGCTCGATGATCGCGAACGGCGAGATGTCCGGCGCGGACGT